GCAACCTGAACGGACAACTTCTCCTGGGGGTACGATTTTAGTGATGGCATCCACGGAGCGCAGACAACCTACAGTCTTACAGACGGTCAATAAGATTATCCCCTTGCTGATCCTCGCCTTCACGGGCTGGATCGCGCTGTCAACGGTGGAAAGCAAGGTGGATCGGGGGGTAATCAATAAGCAGATGGTGGAGCTGGTAAAGACCAGCAAAGTCCTGACAGACAAGATCGACGTTATACAAATCCACCAGGAAGTAGTGAAGGATACGTTGGATCAGCACAATGCAGAAACGGCTATCGCTCGAGCCAAGGTATCGTCCATGCACCACAACAAGGGGATCACGGTTTGCTACGGCTGTCACAATTTGAGGGAAATGAAGAAGTAGCGGAGCGATTCTTACACCATTCCTTGACGCGCTTGGCGAGATCGTCGATGCAGTATTTACAGGTTTCATGCTCCTGGGTCCCGCCCACGACCGGACATTCTGGATCACTCCATTGGCATCCGTGGACGGGACAGCATTTCCTACCGTGGTAGATCACCAGGGAATGTCTCCTTGCACTTCCTCGACCTTCTTTTCGACCTCTACCTCGAGCGGGAAGAAGGTGAGCAATTCCATCGGAATAAAATAGAAGTCCCTTTCCTCCTGTAGCGCCTGTACCAACCTTTTTTCTATGTACCAGGACGTTCTCGTAGCGATTGCATCAATAAAGACGGCATGAGTGAGCTCACGATTCACGGTGTAGTATCCAAGGGGCTTCGGCTTTTTCTTGTCGTATGTTTCCTTCCCGTCAACGATGAAATGTGGCTTCAAGGGCCAATCCTCGTAACAGGTGAACGATTTATCAATCCCCTTGCACTCGTATTTCTTCCCGTCCACCGTGAGATCCCCTTTGTCGGAATAATTATGGGCGACGGATCGGGTAGGGGCCCTCTCGGGAAGGTGTACCACAACGGTTTTCCCCTGCGCCCGGAGAAAATCGGCAACCTTGTTCATGGCGGGAATACTACCGTCAAGGCGCTCGAGGAATCCCGCATGAGGTTTCTCGAAATCAGATATTGGGGGTTTTTCTGCTTCCTTTAATTTCTCCGCGTATACCGATCCGTTGGAGATAGCTTCAAGCCAATCGGCGCACTCGGGACATTCCTGAAAACACCTGAAATTGGAACAATGCGCGGGGATACAGAGCTCCCCCCCGGTAAGGGAGGGAGCCCGATCCTTTTCATCGAATGTTGTGAAGCAGTACGGGCATAGCACTACGCACTCTCTTTCGTCAGCGCCGCCCGGACCTCGGTGTAGACGTACGCTAATCGCTTCTTGTCCACCTTCTCGAGCGTCCCGCCTTCGACTTCACGCTTCCACGCCTGATCCAATTCGGTGAGATTCTTGGATCCCCGCAGAATCGCGGATACCGTGGAAACAATGACGGGTATTGCATCGGGCGCCTTCCCGTTCGTCGATTGTGGGGCAACCTCGGGATCTTTTTTCTGCTCCGGAGGGGCTTTTTCCGGGGTTTTCTCCGGTTCAGGCTTTTTCTCCGGTTCCGGTGCCGGCTTCTCCTTCGCCTTGAGCTTGTCCTTGAGCCCCGCGGTTCCCTTGGTGGACTTTTCCTCCTTCTCGGGCATCTTGAAAAGCTGTTCCGGGGTGGACTCCCCCTCCTTCAACGCGGTTGCCATGCCCTTGAGCTTCGCCAATTCCTCGAGCCCGATATCCTCGACGCCGGGGATCTCGAGCGTGGCGCAGATCATTTCAGGCGTCACTCCCATCTTCTGAAAGTACCCCACCATGGCTGCGCGTTTGTTAACGAGCGTTTCCACCGTGCCGACCGCCGCTTTCCTTGCGGCGTCGTACATATCCGTCCAGAAGGCTTTCGGGATTCCCTTGAGGACGGCGTTACGGAAGGCGATCGACGCCGCAGCGTTGCCGGTGGTTGCGATCATATCCGCGTTGTACCGGCGCCCGTGCTTGTCGGTGATCCGACGCTTGATCTCCATGGAGATCGTGACGTTCCTTTCAACGTCGAAGAAGAACCCCTGCGCGGTGAGGGATTCGTTGTCCTCGGAGATCACCCGGGCACCGGCCCGGGAATTCCCCCACGCGGAAATAACGATCTCCGCGAACCTGGCGCTCGGACCCTCGATGGTTTTCCCGCCCCGGGGGAGCGCGTAGATACATTCCTCCGCGATCTTCTCGGTGAGCGTGACCATTTCCATCGACTCGTCCCGGAAGCGCTTGATGCTGCGGGGGTACATCTTCGCGGTGGAGACTTGCTGCTCGATCTCGGAACGGTTGAGGATCGCCAACGATCCGGCGTCCACCTTCACAAGCCCCTGAGAGCTCCCATCCTCCCCCGGGACTACTTCCACTTCCTGTCCGACGCTGCTCATTCGGCTACCTCCTTCTTCGCCCGGGACTTCCTGGGCGCCTTGAACATGGCGAGAACCGCGGCCCCCACCTTTTTCGGATCCGTGCCTTCCACTACAAGCTCCTTGGTTCCCGCGGGTCCGTCTGCAAGCGCGGTGATGACGAATCCGTTCCCCTTGGCGTCAACGTACACTCTCATAGCTTCCCCCCTTTCACGGGTAGTTTGCTCGGGGATACCAGAAACCTCCGGACCCCCGGCTTGATGGTGGTATGCTTCTCGATCAGCGGCGGCGGGACCATCGGCACCAATTCCCGGGCTACCGCTTCCCAATCGACCTTCTCCGTGTCCTTGGTTGCCTTCCATGTCACCTTCCCGGCGTCCGATAGGATCCCGTCGTTCTCCCCGATCTCGGACTTGATGTAATTCTCGAGCAGTTTCTCATCGTACTCGAGCGCCGCGATCTTCCCGCGAACATCCACAAGCTGCGAAACATAGCTTGTCTGCAGGGTATCCGCGACGAGCATCGGCATCGTGTTCTTGGGGTACTTCTTCACCAGATACTCGCCATACGACCTCGAGGAATCCGGCGGGGGCTCCTTGTCTCCCACAACGTAGGTGTTCCAGAACTCCCGGGCCCTCTCGAGGATCATATTCTCGAGCTCCAGGTCCCGGTGCAGCCGGTAGATCCGGAAGTCCGACGTACCGAACAGCACGGCAACGTCCCAATCATCGAAGCCCAAAAGCGACATATAACAGGCTACCTGGGTGGTGTAATACAGCGGGATCTCGTCCGTCCCGGGCTCCCCCCATGTATGGGCTATCGCGGGATCCGCGGTTTTGATCTCAAGCCCCTTCATTCTGCCGTCAATCAGGCGGTCAGGAGTCCCTACAAGGGGCGCCGCGGGATGGCGGTACAGTCCATCGACCTTGAGCAGTTTGACGCCCTCCTGCTCCGCGTAGAGCTCGGCTATGGGGCCCTCGAATTTCCTTCCGATCTTGAATCGGAGGTTATCCGGCTGCTCCTTGGTGATCCCCTTCTTCCGGGCCCATACGTCTGCGGGACCCTCCCATGGGCTAACCCCAAGGATCGCAGCCATTTCGGAGCCCCCGATCCCCGTCATCCTCGCTTTCAGCCATTCCTCGCGGTTCATTTCTTCTCCTTTTTGATATATTCATTCCTCGTCAGGAATTGAATTAGGGCTTCTATTACCCGTGCTTCGAGGATGATCGTGTTTGTTCTGCGAAGCCCGTCCGATGTGAACAGTTCGATTCCGTCTAAGTGGGCTATATCTGCGTATACCGCATCCCCTAAGTATGTTCTTGTTTTGCTCATGTTTCCTCCAATTCCTTTAATTCTCGAATCATCCGATTAACGATGCTTCGCCGTTTACGGTCTTTGTTGAGGGAGTATTTTTGCGTTCCCGGCTGCATACCGGACATTTCGAGAATGTACCCTTTGACTCTGCGATTTACCCTGCGCCCTTTCAACCGAGCGGCAAAGACGAATGACCTACCCCAATCGAATTCCGAAGTCCGGATCTCCCAACGTGGCAATTCTTTTTTCAGACGGTCAAGGACCCATTTGTATTCTTTATGCCACCGGATTATCATTCTTTCTCCAATTCCTTGTCCCGGCGCCGTTCGTACTCCGCATCCCCCCAATCGGCACAAGCGGAACAATGATGGCACCCGAAGCGCCCCGGCTTACCGCAGGACCCCTCGGGATCCACTTCCTCGTCCTCGAGCTCCGGGGGATTCATAATCCACTTGTCGAAGGATTTTGCCGTTTTCCGGTCCATTACCTCTCCCCCGGGCGGTCCCATGCCGCATATTTCCTCGCGTTGTACTTGCTGATCTGCCGGATGCCGAACAGTCCAAGGAACACCATGCCGCAGCCGATCAGTATGAAGGTCATCATCGCCCGATCACCTTCCAGACGAAAGACGCCGCGACGATGGCGATTCCCGCCGTGGCAATCAGGCATTTCAGGGG